GAAAGTGGAGATATTTAAAGAGAGCAAATTATCAGTATGTGGCGAATGCTACAATGCGCAAGAAATATGCAACGTCAAAACAATGAAAAGCTGCGAGACAGATAAAAAGCTCAGAGTGGCATATGTTAAAAGCTGTTCACATTTCAATAAGCCATTTGTTTTCGAATCAGATGCAGAATCAAACACAGTTGCATGCAAAAAAGCAGATTCACGAATCGAAATGATGGGCGGAGGTCATAAATGACTCAATGCAAGGAAGCTGGAATAAAGCGGGTGCACCATGTCAGATAAGAAGGTAGCTGAGAGGGATGAATTAGGTCGTTTCACACGCGAAAGTTTAATGGGTAACAAACACTCGAAGAAAGACTTTACGAAGGAAATGGCAGTGCATGTGACCTCTCAAGAGATGTATTGGTGTGCAAGGATGATAACGCAACTACCAGTTAAGGATCTAAAGGAAATGGTCAAGAGTGGTGAACTCGACGATCAATCATTATTGACTCACATGACAATCAAAAAAGCAGTTTCGGGTGATTTAAAGCCGATGCAATTCATGATCGAAATGATATGTGGTAAGGCTAAACAACAAATTGATCAAAAGATAACTGAGCATTCAATTCAAATTAGTATTGATGGCGATGATGCCAAGCTATAGGGGAAGTATGAATATAGAAAATGCAAATTCAGAAGATTCAAAAGAGCTGGTCAGGATAATAGACAAACATCCTAGGGCATGGTGGTGGTTCGACGATCAAGTCATATGTGCAGAAAGACCCAGCGATGTGCCATTTTATATTAACTGGAATACAGATGTATTTATAAGTATTGTGCAGTCAATAGAGTCTGATATGAATGGTAACTTCTTAGACTTCATAACAGAAAACGAACTCGAAGATCTGTGGAATGAATGGAGTTCACATGAGCGGTGAGCAAGACAGGGAATTTAATCCGAACTACCATGAGTATGACGGACAGGCGAAAAAAAATGTCGAAGACACTAAATTTCTTAACAAGTCACGCAAACAACTAGAAGATAGGATGATTAGTGTTAAGGTTAACGGGGTCGAATACGACTCCGTAATTGCTGCGGCAAATGCTATCGGAGTTACTGAGCCAACAATCGGGAAGCACTTAAAGGCTTTGTCTAAAACAAAAATGTCAAAAATCGAGGTCGACATCTCGGTCAGAAAAACATTTGTATTCGAGAAAATTAAATAAAATAGAGAAAATCAAGGATGACGGAAGCTTTATTTAAAAAAACTATAACCCAAACAAGGGCCATCAAAGTTCTAGGCAGTATTGCCAGATTCATAATGCTTTTTGGTGGCTCAAGATCAGGAAAAACGTTCATTATCATATATGCGATTATGATAAGAGCATCAAAGGTTAAGTCACGACACGTTATATTTAGAAGCAAGTTTAATGCCGCGAAAACCGCCGTATGGCTGGACACGCTGCCCAAAGTTCTTATCATATGCTTTCCCCGACTTTACATCGACTGGAATAAAACGGACTATTATATTACCCTGCCCAATGGGTCTGAGGTCTGGATCGCTGGTCTCGACGATGCAGCGAGGGTTGAGAAGGTTCTAGGGAAGGAATACTCAACCCTCTACTTTAATGAGTGCTCACAAATAGCATATGCATCTGTAAAGGTGGCATTAACAAGGCTCGCTGAAAAAAATTCTCTTATTAAAAAAGTTTATTATGATGAAAACCCGCCAACGAAAAAGCATTGGTCATATTGGTTATTTATAAGAAAGCAAAATCCCGACGACAATGAGCCTGTTAACAGTAGTCAATATGCGTCATTCCTAATGAATCCAAAAGACAACCTTGATAATATCGACGAAGATTATATCAGAATAACGCTCGCCAATATGTCAAGAAAAGACCGAGACAGATTTGAACATGGGATGTTTGACGATTCAGGTGACGGCCTGGCTTATTATGGTTTCGACGAAGAAATCAATATCGCAAAATTTGAGCATAAGCACATATTAAAAGACGAAACGATAACGATGTTTATCGGACAAGATTACAACGTCAACCCAATGACATGTGCGCTTGGATTTGTGGAAAACAATGTTTTATATATTTTTGATGAGGTGTTCGAGGAGAATAGCGATACGCCGAAAGTAGCGCGATTGTTAAATGACATGGGATATTATATAGGGAAGGTAATTCCCGACAGTACAGGCAAGAATAGAAAAACATCTGGCCGAACAGACTTTCAATCAATGCGCGATGCGGGATTTGAAATAGTACCCACCAGAAACCCCTTTGTTAAAGATCGAGTGAATAATTTGAATAGATGCATGGAGCATGAATTAATTGTGATTCATCCGCGATGTAAAAAGTTAATAAAAGATTTAAACAACGTAAGCTGGAATGATAATGGCGACCTTGACCAAAAAGGTGCGAATAAAATGCTTACGCACATTTCAGATTGCCTCGGGTATATGGCGTGGAAACTTTTACCACCACCAGATATAGACAGAGGTGTTACAATTGTTAGAAGATAAGAATAATTAACAAGAGGATATTTATGTTTGAATTGAACGACGCGACCATTAAGCAAATAATCAATGACATTAATGCTGACCAGAATAAACAGCAAAAAGAAAGGGATTTCAAGAGCCATCAAATGTATTCAGGCAATCAACGCGAATATGTTAAGTCGGAGCTCGAAGCATTATATCCCGAGTCACATAAAATTATGCGCGTCTCAAATGTGAACGTGCTCAAGAAGACCGTTAGCAAGAGGGCCAAGGTTTATAAGGACGAGCCCAGGAGAGTTGTTAATGGAAAGGACAATGAAAACCTAACAAAGATTTACAAAGAAGGTAGGTTCAACGGTGCATACAGGAAAATGGATGAGGGATTCAACAGATCTTTCACGGGGCTTCTTTGGGTGCAGAATGATGAAACTCAAAGAGGTAAATTTAGATTAATTTATCTCAATAGATTTACATTCGATGTAATTATAAACAATGACACTCTCGAGACTGAAGCAGTAATTCTTTCTTATCCGAAATCAGATGTGACAAGTCCCATTAGTACAATGTTTAGTGATGGCGTCAATCAACTAATAGCCGAGAGTCAGATGGATTCGGCGAACGATGCAACTGTCTACGCAATGTGGACAAAAGACCAGCACGTTAATGTTGTTAAGCGATTAAATAAACAAACCACAACCATCGATTACATAAAAACCGACGAGTCGGATGAGAAAAAGAAGAGTCGGATGAGAAAAAGAATGATCTTGGAATGCTCCCATTTGTTTGGTTAACAAATGATCCGTACATGCCAGAGTATCCAGTGGAAAACCCATTGCCGGACGACTCTATTGAAATTAATTTACTTAATTCAAGTTTGCTAACAGCCGCACAACAGCAAATCGGGCAACTAGTTTTAAAATATCCCAAGGGTTCAAAAATAAACACAATTCATAAAGGCTTTTCCATATGCCTTGAGCTGCCTCAATCGACAGAGCAAGACCCAAAAATAGAAACAACGGCAGAGTATATCGTTCCTAATTCAGACCTTGAGGGCATGAATAAAGTAATTCTCGATTATGCGGCAACGATTTTATCAGACAATGGACTTGAAGGCGCCAGTCTTGCGGGTCAAGTGCAAAACTTTGCATCTGGATTTGAAAGATTGGTTGCAAGTGCCAGTGTTGTTGAAATTCAAAAAGAAAATCAAACATACTATGGCGAAATAGAAGAAAAGGTTTTTGAGATTATAAAAAAATATGACGAAGTTAACGGGACCAATCTTTTCAAAAAAGAAGATGAGCTAGGAGTTCACTATCAAGAACCTCAAGTAATTAAATCCGAGAAAGATAAACTGGAAATTATTGAGAAGCGTGACGATTTACAACTTGATGAGCCGCATGAAAAATTCATTATCGATAATCCTAGATTAAGCCCTACGGATGCCAAAGCGAAGCTTAAGAGAATCGAAGATGCGAACGAATTAAAGATGCCAGTAATAGGTGAAATTCCAAATGGCACTAATCCAGATGAGAAGATCGATGCTACTGTTAGTTAACAACGTCGACGTCTGGTTGCCATTGTTAGCGTTGTTTTTAATCACGTGGAACATATTGTGGCTATAACTAAAGATGACATTACAAGCGAGATCACGCTCAAGAAGACCGAAGTAAGAGTTGATCTTAGTAAAGAGCTTAAGGGTTTAACCAGTGCAGTTAAAAGCAAGATATCAGCCGATGTTGCGGATCTGATTAGACGAGAAGTTGGAAACGATGCAGTAAATAAACAACTTTCAAGTGTTAGCGGTAAAAAATTCAGGGGTCTTTCGCCAGACTACAAAGCGTTTAAGAAGAGAGAAGGCAAAGGAAACAAGGCAAATCTTTTGCTAGAAGGTGACATGCTTGGGAATCTCACAAAAAGCAGTGCTGTGCAGTCAGTTAAATTAAAAATCACCAAATCAAAAGAAATAAAAAAGTTTTTTAATCATAATACCGGTGATACGCTACCGAAAAGACAAGCATTGCCGAACAAGGGTGAGTCATTTCGCTCAGGCATTATGAAAAAGATCAATAAAGTCATTAGAGATGGAAAAAAATCAAGCAAGGGGGAATCAGATGCTTAAAAATTTATTTATCAGGATATTTAGAATAAATGATTTGGAGCCAATTGAAGATTGGCATACAAATAGTGTTTTAAAGGGCGTGAAAAAGGG